GTTTTCTTTATCAGAGGGCGACTTTTTAGCCCGGAATAGACCGGAAACAAACCAACCTGGGCGAAGTGCTCGGGAGTTGTGGGGAGTTGTCCGGAGACGATCGGAGGCGACGTGAGCAAATCGGCGAGTAACTACATTTACGCGTATTATCAGGCGATCAAAGACGGGAGCATAACCGCTGGCCGTTGGGTTACGAAGATATACGAATACATTATCGCCGGATTGCAGTCCAAGGCGTTTTATTTTGACCAAAAGAAAGCGAACCACGCGGTCGAATGGATAGAAGCGCACTGCTTTCACACGGAAGGAGACCTCGCCCCAAACCCGTTACGGCTGGAGTTATGGCAAAAGGCTTTCTTATCGTGCGCGTTTGGAATCGTGGACGAGAACGGGAACCGGCAGTTCCGCGAATGGGTTTTTATTGTCGCCCGGAAGAACGGAAAAACCCTGCTGGCCGCGTCGATCATTCGGTACATATGGGAGACGGAAGGGTTCGGGGTCCGGTGCTATAACGTCGCGCCGAAACTGGACCAAGCCGAGCTCGCATATAACAGCATCTGGACAATGACGATGCTCGACCCGGAATACCAAGAGAAGAAGCGACAGAAAGAACAGAGAGATCCGCACGGCCGGCTGATAAACGGAGACGACCCGACGTTGGAACGTCACCGCCAGACGGACCTATACATTCCGGCGACGAATTCGACCGTAAAGAAAATCGCATTCAGCGCGAAGAAGTCGGACGGCTTCAACCCGTCAATTACGTTGTGCGACGAGATCGCCGCGTGGGAAGGCGACAAGGGTCTGAAACAATACGACGTCATGAAGTCCGGAATGGGCGCGCGTAAAAATTCGATTTTGTTCAGCACGTCGACCGCCGGATACATCAACGACGGCATATACGACGAGTTATTGAAACGCTCGACCCGGTTCTTAAACGGGGACAGTAAGGAACGGCGACTGCTTCCGGTCCTGTACATGATTGACGACCCGGACAAGTGGAACGATATAAACGAGCTGAAAAAGAGCAACCCGAACCTGGGCGTATCCGTCACGGTTGATTATCTTTTGGAAGAGATCGCGATCGCGGAAGGGAGCCTTCCGAAAAAAACGGAGTTTTTAGTTAAGTATTGCAACATAAAGCAGAACAGTTCGGTCGCGTGGCTGGAGTCGAAAGCGATCGAGAATTGCACGGGCCCGGCGTTACGTCTGGAAGACTTCCGCGGGTGTTATTGCGTCGGCGGAATCGACCTGAGCCGGACGACCGACCTTACGGCTGCCGTAATTGTTATCGAGAAAGCCGGCGAGCTTTACGTGTTTGCGCGGTTCTTTATGCCAGCCGAGAAACTGGACGAAATGACAGCGCGCGACGGCATCCCGTATAACCTTTATCAGGCACGCGGGCTCCTCACGTTATCCGGGGAGAATTTCGTCGATTATAACGACTGTTTCCAATGGTTTAAAGACCTTGTGGAACAGTACGAAATATATCCGTTAAAGATTGGCTACGACCGATACAACAGCCAGTATTTAACGCAGAGCATGAGCCAGTACGGATTCCATATGGACGACGTTTACCAAGGTTTCAACCTGTCCTCGCCGATCATGGAAACGGAAGGGCTTATAAAAGACGGTCGGGTCCATATCGGGGACAACGATTTGTTAAAGATGCATTTATACGATTCGGCGTTGAAGACGGACGCAGAGACAGGGCGCAAGCGTTTAATTAAACTTTCCGCGTTAGTTCACATCGACGGAATGGCAGCGCTTTTGGATGCAATGACGGTTCGCCAGAAATGGTACACGGAAATCGGCGGACAGCTTGCGAACGCGACGAGGTGAAAACATGGGATTATTTGACTTTATATTCAAAAAGGACAACGTGACCGCGGCGAAGAAAAACGACGGTTATTTTGAAACGCTGACCGCATACAAGCCACACTTTACAACGTGGAACGGCG